AATACCTCTTCGAGTGTAGGAACAACTAACTGCTTCGTGGAAGATCGTCGCACTTTAACGGCGGCTCGGTTCATTTCGTCAACCTTGACACGCGCTACGGCATTCTGAATCGATTGATGATTGTTCGCAATAATGTCATTCATAACACCCGAAAAATCACCGGTTCGTATTTGTTTTGAGTAGGTTTTTTTAAGACGATCGTAATGTACTTTGGCCATTAAAGACCAGCCTTTTTCAGCAATGTATAATATTCTCCATTCTTTCGTAAATGGTCTGTTGCAATTTTCATTGCTTGAGGAATTGATAACCCGTGTTCTTCCATTTCCTCTTTCGTGCCCATACGCAACTCTTCGGGATCGATGATTCCTTGACCGGCACCTTTTTTTACAGATTTCTTTGCATCTCGAAAAGTGGAATAGGCAATAGCCGCCGCCTGTTTTTTAGGTTTTCCGCTGTTGATCAATTCTGGAATGACGCGGGATACAAAATCCTGTTCATTCTCATTTGGTTTCGGTTTAGATACGGGCATAGCGTTTCCCCCTTGCGACTGCAAGCGCTTCGAGATTCTTTTTCACGTCTTGAAGTATTTCAATTTGACCCTTTGGACCAATGGCTACCGTTTCAGGAGCTCTATTATCACCGTCGATCATTCTGACAATCGCGTCAATCAATTCGTCCGGCGTCCATCCTTCAACTATCGCTTTGTCAAGTAATCTATCCGCTTCATCACCTATTACGCCAAAAATAGCGGTTAGGTCGTTTTGAAGCGGTAAAGATAATGCTTGCACTTCGGAGGTCGAAAGTGGACGCTCGGGAATTGTCATTACTTTGAAGCCTCGTCTGTTGGCTCTTCATCAGCCGCCTTGATTGCGGAATTTGCCGCATCAATAAGCGCAATGATGGCGTCATCGGACATTGAATCGTCAAACGTAATTTCAAGCGACGTTGCTTCTTTCTCGAGTTTCTTTCGAGCAGAAGACTTTGCCTTCTTCCCGTCATCTTTCAAGTCGCCATACTTTCCGGTAAATCCGCAAGAACAAAACACGGCGTTATCATCGGCATTCAACGCGTCCGTTGTCATGTTGATTTCGTTTTCAGGTCTTCCACACTGTGGGCAAGATTTCATTTACATGCTCCTTATGTTCAAGGGATTAAATTTGCTTCCATCTGGTTGCATACCCTGACTTCCTTGTGATTGTCCAGGTTGATCGTATTGTTCTCCTGATACTGGTTCATCTCCTCGAGTCAAGCGTACCTCATTGATCGAATACGTTCCCGTCGCCATCTTTGCCTGGTCAAGTTCTGCTTGCTCTTTTTCTGAAAGTCCAGATTTGTATTGGAAAATATATCCGGAACCAAAGCGGAATGGAATGAGCTGGGTATTCAAGTCATTCTCGATATCCTTGACGATTGGATAAATGCCCTTTTCACGTTCAATGCTCGCTTGCGCTTCACTGGTAGACCGTCCGCTTGTCTGTTCACTTCCTGAAAGGTTTACCTCCATGTTTGAGGCCCCGAACACAAACGCAACTGATTCACGAATAAACCGTTGACGTTCACTTTGATCTTTGAATATTTCAGAACGGGTCAAGTCAAGGATTGCAGGTGTACCGTATCCTGAAAGTACCCTGATTGCATTCTTTCTCGGTTCATTCAAGAGCGTTTCAAGGCGGGACTCTTCCGCTTTCTCAAGCGGTATTTCCGGGGCTTCGTCGCCATTGAGTGAACCGAACGGCATTTTTTCTCCACCGAAGACCGCAAGTTTTTCAGTCGGGACTGTTCCATCTGCCATGTTAGCGGCTCGCTGATCGAAGAATAATGTTTCCGCAACCTTGTTGACAAGCGCTTCTAGAGGAACAAGCCCATTGCCAAGTCCGGACGTAGGCATATACGTTGACCACATTATTTCATCAGGGAAGTATATCTTCGGGTCCATGCCTGGCACTATTTGAGCATACGCACGTTCTGGACCGACAAAGCGCGGTTTCAACGGTTGTACCGAACCTCCTAAAATCGGGTAGAAGTTTTCGAGTCGTCCGTCCTTGTACTCTTTATAAGCGGCGGCACCCGCGTGGACAAGCAGGTCGAATACCCATTTTTTTATAAAGTCATCAAAGTTATCTTGCGCATTTGGAGTATGTAACCAATCTTCGATCTCTGTACTTGCGTCATCGTTCATTTGCTCAATACGTTTTTTCCATCGAAGAAGAGACGCGTTGAAGTTTGACATATCAGGTAAACAATCGGGTAGTTTCGTTAAAATGTTTTGAACCATCTTGAAACGAATGATAATATATCGCGGACTGGTTGTATTAGCGTATTCGTCGTATATCTGCTTACATTGTTTAAGCCATATTTCAATACGATCTTCTTGCTTACTTTCACGCTGGACTGACCATTCAAGTCCGGCAATACGTTGCATACGTCCAGTTACAACGCCAAAGACTGCATCACAACGTTTGGCAATCTCTTCACGATCCTGGATTGAAAGTCCATACTGCGGTACTTCGATAAGCCCTTGAAGTTGCTGGCCATTTTTTCCGGTTCCGGTTATGCCGACAACCGAAGTGGATGAATAGACTTGTATACCGCGTTTATTCGCGTCGGTTGAATGACCGTTGTAGGCTGATAAGTCGCTTGAATAGGCAGGTATGCTAAACATCATATCCCCTTTTGTGGATTATTTAATAATACCCTATTTCAAGGGATTGTCAAGTTATCTATCTCGATCCCGCAACAAGTAAATTAGCCGCAACAAACATATATGCAGTCCCCAAGAAATAATGATCGGCCTTTGAACCTTCAACCCAACGATACTCACCTTCACCTCCGTTTCCGTCCTCGTCAAATACTCTCGTGCTTGCCGTCATGTGTGCATAATAATCTGGTATCGTTCGAGCGTTCATCGGTAAACGCAATGATCCGGTTACGATTGCCGCTTTGACGTTATCGAGTGCTTGCGTTCTGTCCGTCGTGATTGTGTTATCCCCGTTCGCTATTTGGTCTTTTTTTCCTTTTGAGAAAAAACAACGATAGCCGCCCGCTCTGCTTGCAATCTGCCGGGATATTCTCATTTCAGGCATAGCGTCAATAACGAATGATCTCACGCGGTACTTTTTGAGTAAGTCAATAACCTCTTCAGTCGTTCTTACCGCTTGCGCGTCGATAACCTGTATCCCTGGGAGCCCAGGCGCCAAGTGCCCTATGACGATATGAAACTGCGTACCAACGTCGATACCGGCTATACACACACCATCCGCTGGACGTATTCCTTGCGGATAATCCCTTATACATTCGTCGAGCATTTCTTCGGTTATTTTCGCACCTGGGGCGGTAAACGCAAGTCCTAGGTCTGCGTTGTAGAACCGCGTCATCTTCGCATCATCTTTTTCAGCATCGATAAAGTTTTGTATCAGCTCACCAATTGAAGTACGCGCCGTGAAAAGTTTAGACAAGTGCCGGCCTCGACGGGAAGCACCTGGGTTTAATGGGATCCATACTCCTGGTTTATTCTTTGACCATTTTCTCCCACACTTATCGCATATCATGTGCGCGTCTTTTCCAGGTTCCCAGTCTTCGTCTATCACCATGTATTGACCTTCATCAATTTCACGCATGACGTGTTTGAAGAATGAAGGATGAACGACGTTACCGCAATCACACTTTATATGCCAATGAAGCTGATCCGTTTCTGCAAACAGTTCATCAATGCCGTAACCAACGATTGTGGGATTGCTTACCCAAAGCTGTTTTGGATCGGATGAATACGATAGACGCTCTGGAGCCATGCGCAAGTTCTCCATGTCGCATCGGTCCATTTCGTCGATGATGATTGTATCGGCGGCAAACTCGGTGAATTGAGACGTCGAACCGGACGCAACATAGGCGACGGTTCCTGGACCAACTTGTTTAAGGTGTACACTGTCTGTACCGGCTTTTAACCATGCGGCATACCGAGCGGTTAGTGCGGTTGTTTTATCGAATCGCTCATGTACATATCGCTGTAGGATTTGATCGTTTGGTAGAACGTGGAAAACATTTCTGCCCAGGCTTGCTTCGATAATGTCGCGGATAAGTTCGTATTCGGTAACTCCATTTTGCGTTGACTTAATAAACACCTGGAATGGTGATTCATCGAGGTAAACATCAACGGCCCAGGGGTTACTTATGAAGTCTAACCGCTGGTTTTTGTGTGTGCGATGATACTTCATCGCGTTGAAAAATACGGGATGATCGCGGGCAAGCCCTTTTTCCAAAGCAAGCTCTGAGGGTGTAAGCATTATTTGGCCGTTTTCATCCTGTAAGATTTAGGTCATCCATCCCAGAAGGACGCCGATCCCCCCAGCCCCCAAAGGCCCCCCACCCGTTGGCGCTGGGGTCCACTTTTTTCTAAAATAAGCCATTTAGGTTTTTTTGTAGGAGGTCGTGATTCTCTCCGTGGTTCCTTTGGAGATTGCGATGGCGCATCCGTTGGACTGTCCGAGTGTCCCGAAAACCGATCTGCGGCGGGTAGCGGTGCTATTTTCTGGTGGGCCGGCGCCGGCGGCCAATGCGGTCATCGGCAGTGTGGCCCTGTGTTTTGCCCAAGCGGGCATCGAAGTCTTAGGCATCCGCAATGGCTACACCTATCTGATGGACTACAAGGCCGGCCAAATGCTCCCGGAAGGCAAGGCCTATATTCGCCGGGATCGGATGGAATTGGAGGGAGTGCGCAGCAGCACCGGGATTGTCATTGGCACTGCCCGTGCCAACCCTGGCAAGAAAATAAAGACGCCTGCCGATCTGCAAGACTCCGAGGCAGCCGCCCCGCTTCGGGCCGTCTATGAGGCGCTGCGGTCCTTGAACGTCGATGCTCTGATTTCCATCGGCGGGGACGATACGTTGACCACGGCGGCCAAGTTCCACCTTTGGCAACAGTATTTGCCGGCGGGTTCTCCTCGGATTCGGGTGGTGCACCTGCCCAAGACGATCGACAACGATTATCGGGGGATCGATTTTACGTTCGGCTATTTTACGGCCGTGGAGATGTTGGCCCAGCAGGTGCGGAACCTGCTGGCCGACGCCCGTTCGACCGGCGCCTACTATGTGGTGCA